GCAAATGAAACAAAAATAGCAGAAGGAACTAAAAATAAATTAGATTCAGAGGCAAACCTAAACAAAACGAGAGAAAATGAAATTAAAGGTATAGACTATGACACAAAACAAGAGGGAATAGAATTAAGTAAACAACAACGAGCGAAAATCCAAAAAGACATGGAAAAAGTAGGTGCAGAAATTAGAAATATGAATGCAAATACAGACAGAACTAAACAACTAGCCGACTTCGAAAAGTACGAACAAGGACAAAAAGAACTAGGAGTATATCCGCATGACAGTGCGTTCTGGAGACAAATAATGCTAAATTCAAGTGAAGAAGATAGAAAACAAATAGCAGATAGTATAAAAAATAGTGTGAAACTAAGTAGCGGTATATTAGATAAATACGGACAAGGAATGAAATTCATTTATAATGAAATATTCAAAGACTAATAAAAGTGGGGACAACTTATATGTGTTTATATCCGAAATTGGTAAGAAATCCAAAATACATACCTAATAAAAAAAATAAAGGAGTTGTTCCGACCATGACCGACAAGCGGGTGTCAATGATACCCGTAGGTTGTGGTAAATGTATGGAGTGCAGAAAACAGAAAGCGAATGAATGGATAGTAAGACTAAATGAAGAAGTAAGAGAAAGAAAAAATGGAAAATTTGTAACGTTAACGTTTACAAATGAAGTACTGGAAAAAGTGAGTAAGGAAATAATAGGACTAGACGGATACGAACTAGATAATGAAATAGCAAAAATATGCGTAAATAGGTTCAGAGAAAGATGGCGAAAGAAATACAAAAAAAAGCCGAGGATGTGGCTAATAACGGAATTAGGAACAACAAGCACAGAAAGAATTCACTTGCATGGGATAATATGGACAGACCAGACAAAGGAAGAGATAGAGGAAAGATGGAGTTATGGACATACGTGGGTAGGAAAATGGGTAAATGGGGATACAATAGGATATATAGTAAAATATCTAAGTAAAGGGGATAATATACATAAAGAATATAAACCGAAAATGTTCTATTCGAACGGAATAGGAAAAGGATATACAGATAGGATAGATGCAAACGTAAATAAATACAAACAAGAAGGTACGCAAGAATATTACAAAGACAGAAAAGGATTTAAAAAAGGACTTCCAACGTATTGGAGGAACAAAATATATAGTGAAGAAGAAAGGGAAAAATTATGGATAGAGAAACTAGACGAACAAGTGAGATGGGTAGATGGAAAAAAAATAGATATAAGTGAAGGAGATGAGAATTACTGGGAGGCATTAAAATACGCAAGACAAAAAAATAAACGACTAGGGTATGGCGATGATAGTATAAATTGGGATAGAAAAAGATATGAAAGAGACTTAAGGAATATGAAACACAAGGAGCGTATTAAATCAAATCGCAAAGCATGAAAATGAATTTTAAAAGAAATAGATCCTTTCGGAATTATTTCTTGTATTAAAATCTAATTTTCTAATACGGGCGAAAATTTAAAACTTACGGAGACGGCAAGCAAAAAAAGAAAAAAAACAAAAAAAAATGTATAAATATGCAAAAGATGTTAAAATATATAATAATAGGGGAAATAATCTATATCATTGGAGGGTGTAGCGTAACAAACATAAAAGTGAGGGACTCTAAACACGTGAAAATCAAAACGGAACAACATGATGAATTCAAACAAGACTCATTACGAGTCAATATCGGTGGACATCGAGACGGGGGAAATCTTAGAACAGTGGCAGAAAAGAAAATATCGAAAAATTAACGAATCTTATAACTATAAAAAAATCGGAACATGGACAATAAAAACAACAATCAATCAAATGATAAAAACGAATCAAATGGAACTGTTCGGTTAGTATTCGTACACGACGACGGAACGAGATGGATGCTAACTAAAGATGGAATGCATATGATTAAAATAACCAATAATAAATAGTAATTAAAATCAATAAACAATGTTAAAAACGGAACACACAAACGAAGTAGAAGAATTAGTAAAAAGAGAAGACGTGAAAGATAGTCCTTTCACAATAGTAACAACAGAAGAAGGGAGCTTCCTAACAATGGGGAAGTATAGACTAAGCGAACCAGGAGAACTAGAGCAAATAAGAAAAGAATCAAAAAAAATTACATGGAACAGATTAATACAAGTGATGATGTTAGTAGGAGAAAATATGAAAGAATTCAGCGAATTAAGCGCAAAATCCGAAGACTCGAAAGAATAGAAAAAGTACTAAAGGCTATCCTCATAATATGGATGGCCTTTGTGGCAGTAAGTGGAATATTAATAATAACTAAAACAATAGTAAAATGAGTGAAGTAACACTAGGAGGAGACCGATTAGGGTCAGGAAACAAGCAAAAAATCGCTATGCGCAACTATGAAAGGTCAACACATGACTTAAGTTATACATGGCGCAGTAGTATGAGCGCGGGAACGCTGGTACCATTTATGAATGAAGTGGCATTACCAGGAGACACATTCGAAATAAAACTAGATGCGGACGTGATGACATTGCCAACAATAGGGCCACTATTCGGAAGTTATAAGGTACAACTAGACGTGTTCGAAATACCAGTAAGGTTATATAACGCAAAATTGCACATGAATATGCTCAATATTGGAATGGACATGAGCGACATAAAACTACCACAGTTACACCTTAATGCAAACTGGAATACAAATGCTGGAAAAACGGCACTAGAACTAGCGGAACAAGTACAAGTTAATCCTAGTAGTGTACACGCATACTTGGGACAAATGGGAGTAGGAAGAAAGAAACAAGGAGAAGGAGGAAACACGATAAACAGACAATTCAACGCAGTACCATATTTATGCTATTGGGATATATACAAGAATTATTACGCCAATAAGCAGGAGGAAAACGGTATTGTAGTAAACTCAATATTCCAAGATATAAGTTTCGAAATTGACTACATGGCAATCGGAGGAAAAGCCATAACAACTGGAGGAACGGCATTGACACAAGAGGACCTACAAAAAGGCGGAACAGTAAGACTACAAACAAAGGACGACACAAAAATAGTAGGAAGTCCAAAATTAGACACATTATATTTAGGGAATGTATACAGAGTAATAGACGGATACACACTAACAGAAATTGAAAGAGAAGAAGATACAAAAATAACATATAGATTAGATAACTACGTAAGTGACAGAATACCAGATGGAACGTATGCGGTAGAATTAGAAGTAGAAAACACTGATGGAAAATATAATCCAAGTCCAAAACTCAAGGATTTTCCATTAAGCAACATAGATGAAATGAGAACCAAAATATTGCAATTTAGCGGAGACACGTTTGCAATGGGATGGGAACAAGCAAGTGATGGGAACTGTACAGAAATATCGGCAACGGCACTACAACCATATAGCCTAAGTCTAAACGCATTAGAATACAACGAAGATGTAGATAGTAAGTGGACAGTGACACAACCACAAGAGGGACTAGCAATAAAAACCTATCAAAGTGACCTCTTTAACAACTGGATAGATACTGAATGGATAGACGGAGCAAACGGAGTTAGTCAAGTAACGGCAGTAGATACAACGGGAGATAGTTTCACAATAGACAGTCTAAACTTAGCAAACAAAGTATATAACATGCTCAATAGAATCGCATTAAGTGGAGGAAGTTATGATGACTGGCTAGACGCAGTATATACGCACGACAGAGCGAGAAGTGTAGAGAGTCCAGTATATCAAGGAAGTCTAATAAAAGAACTAGGATTTGAAGAGGTAATAGCAACAACGGTAGCACAAGACCAACCATTAGGACAACTAGGAGGAAGAGGACGACTAACACCAAAAGACAAAGGAGGATATATCAAAATCAAAACACATGAGCCGAGTGTAATAATGGGAATAGTATCTCTAACACCAAAAATTGACTATAGTCAAGGAAATGTATGGCATGGGAATCTAAAAACAATGAATGACTACCATAAACCTGCACTAGATGAAATCGGATACCAAGACCTAATAACAGACCAAATGAATTATCTGGATACAAGTCTAACACATGGAATAGGAAGCGGAACGCCAACATATAAAAGCGCGGGAAAAGTACCAGCGTGGATAAACTACATGACAAATGTAAATAGATGCTACGGAAACTTCGCAGATGAAAACAAGGAAATGTTCATGACATTAAACAGACGTTATGAAATAGACGTACTAGACGAAAGCGGAGTGATAGGAATCAAAGACTTAACAACGTACATAGACCCAGTAAAATTCAACCAAATCTTCGCAGATACAAACCTAGATGCACAAAACTTTTGGGTACAAATCGGAGCAAAAGTAACGGCAAGACGAAAAATGAGTGCAAAAGTAATCCCAAATCTATAGAATGAAAGGAATACACAAAAATCAGTATAATAACCCTCGATTAAATTCGGGGGTAGTACTGAACGAAAAAGCAAAAGAAGTAGAAGAGATAATAGCAATGCTAGAAAGTAGCTTAAAATACGCTAAAATCAAGTTAGAACAAGTAAAAAAACAATAGTTATGTATAAAACACCAAAATTCACAAAAACAAGTCTAAGAGGAAACCCAACAATGGAGGGAGAAACACTAGAACAAAAAGTTGAAAGAATAGTAAACAATGGAGAGCCAATCACAGATGGAGCGCCAATAATCTATACGGAAAAATCAAAAGGAGTACAAGCAGGGTACAATATCCGAACGGATAGGTGGGAAGTAGCAACAGAAGCGATGGATGCAGTACACAAAGTAAAAAAAGCAAAACGAGCGGAAAAGCCAGCAGAAATGAAAGTGGTAAAAGATGATGTAAAACCTAAAGGTGGAGAAGTCAGCGGAGCAGAGTCATAAGTCACGCAAAACTGGAAATCTGGACTAAAAATGAGGGGATTTGTAATAAATCCCCTTTAAAAAAGCAGATTGGTACCGACTTATACGTTAATATCAAGAAAATAGCAAAAAGCTTTTTAAAAAAAAGCACGAAAAACAAAATAAGTAAACTTTAACAAAAATTTAACATAATGGGAGTAGGAAAGATGCCAGGATTCGGAATGCCGAAACAAGGCGATAAACAAAGTAGCTTCTTAGGAGGACTAGGAGCAGCAGCAGAAGGCGTTGGAGCAGTAAGTGGACTATTGGGCATGATAGGACAAAAAAAACGCGAGGAAAGGCAACAGAAGCGCCAAATGGAACTAAATAACCAACAAAAACAAAACCAAAGAGAACTGAATGAACATGGAGCAAGTTTGGCTATGCAGATGTGGAGAGACACAAATTACTCAGCACAAATGCAAGAAATGAGAAAAGCGGGATTAAATCCAAGCCTAATGTACGGAGGAAGCGGAGCGGGAGGAACGACCGCAAGTGCGGGAAGTGGAGGAAGTGCAGCGGGTGGAAGTGCAGCAATGAGCCAAGGGATGCCAGAGATGATGGGGATAGACAATATGTTAGCAATGAAAAGATTGGCAAATGAAACAAAAATAGCAGAAGGAACTAAAAATAAATTAGATTCAGAGGCAAACCTAAACAAAACGAGAGAAAATGAAATTAAAGGTATAGACTATGACACAAAACAAGAGGGAATAG